TCGAAGTGGTGAACTGGTCCTGAGCGTCACGCACCGCATACGTCGAATCGATCGACGCCATCTGCGCCGACATCAGATCGCGCACGGCCTGCTCAGCCTCCGCGGCTGCTTCCGTGGCGGCACGCTGGGCGTCCTCCTCGGCCCGCAGCGCATCTTCCTTCTCGCGCAACGCATCAGCGTGCTCGTGCGTGCCGAGCACCGCATCACGCGTGATCGCGTCAGCTTCACCGAGTAGGCGGTTGAACTCCTGGTACACCGCCACCGCGTCGTCGTTGCGCGACAGTTCGAGGTTCGCTTCGGCCAGTCGCACCATCTCGCCGGCCGCGTCGGACGCCGCTGCCTGGTTGTTGAGGAACTCCTGCGTGATGTCCTGCAGGTCGGTCTTCTCGGCCTGGTCCTGCAGCTCCTCCATCTGGACCATCGTCTGCTTCATGGCCTCGGTCAGGCCACGGTTCGCTTCCGACGTTCCGAGGAACAGCGAGTCACTGTCGGCCACTTGCTGCGCCATGCGTTCCGCTTCGTCGCCCGTGAAGCCAGCCTGTTCGGCCAGCTTCTTCAGTGCCGTGAGCGGCGACTGCTGCATCTCGATGATCGCCGCCGCGGCATCGTCGCTGGTGAGACCGAGAGCACCGAGAGCCTCGCGCAGCTTCGCGCCATCATCCCCGGCGAGCACCAACGCCTGCGAGAGCGCACGCTGGGCGGCAGCGAGACCGTCGACCTTGCCGCCAGCCACGCCGGTCGCCGCGGCCAGCTCGTAGCTCTTTGCGATCTGCTGGGCGAACGCGTCGACAACCTCGTCGGTGCGGGCGTTCATCTCCTTCTGGTCGGCACCCATCGCCTGAATGGCCGATGACAACAACTGGAACCCGACCGTCGCCACGGCCATACCACCGGCCGCGGTCAGGAAGTTCTTCATCGAAATGTTGCCCTCGGTGGCGTACTCAGCGAACTGGCCGATAGCCATGTTGAGCGGACCGAACGAACCGGCCACGCCCGGCATCTCGCTGGCGAGGTTGCCCGTGAAGTTTGCAACGACTGACCGGCTATTGTCGGCCTCCCCGGCAACCTTCCGGAACCCGTCGCCAATGGCCCCGGTCGACTGACGGGCAGCGTCGTCGAGCTGCTTCATGCCGTCCGCAAGCTTGTCGGAATCCATCTTGATGTCGTCGAGGGTCAGGCCAAGCTTTCGCCACTCCTGCACCTGGTCTTCCACCGACCGCCCGGACGCCTCAATGGCCGCTGTCATCTCCGGACCGAGCGAGTCACGGACGACATCGGCTGCGCGGCCGATCTCTTCCATGTCCTTGCGCATCGAGTCAGCGACCTGCTTCTGCGCGGTCGCCAGCTTCTCGCCTGCCGAGCGCGTGTCGTTGAGGTCGCCCTGCAACTGCTGGAAGACCTTGCGCACCTCACCCGTCGCGCCCTTGAGCACGGCCGATTCGCCAGTGAACCGGACCCTTACTTCACGCTCGCCACGTGCGGCCATCAGTCACCCGCCTCTCACTTCGTCAAGATTTCGGCCACCGCTTCGGCCAGCGTTTCCACGCCTGCCTCGGATGCCTTGCGGATGCCGGGCCACATGAAGTAGCCAGCCGTCTCGCCGGAGCCGCGCCAGCTCGGAAATTGGTTGAGGCCCATATAGCTGCCGCGTGCCGACTGGCGCAGCGTGTTCTGGTTTGCGCCGTACTCATGGCCGAACGCCCCGGCGAATCCGCCACCAAAGCGCATGGCCGCGCCCGTAGCCGATGACGCCTGCTTGAGCGTCCCGGCCGCTTTGCGCTGGCCTTTCGTGGACGCTCCCGACTTGGCTCGACTGATCGCGTCATCGACAATCGTCTCGAACTCGCGCTTGAGTTCCTTGCCGATGTCGCGGCGCTCTGCCTTGTCCAGCCCGGCCAGGGTTTCTTTCAGGCCGGTGGTATCAAGCGCAATCCACGCCATCGGTCACGGCGTCGCTTCGGTCGTGGCCTGCGTGATCGTCATGGCGGCAGCGTCGGAAGTCGTCGACAGGAACACCAGCGGGAGCGACTGCTTCAAGGTCTCCGGACCATCGGGGGTCGGGGAATCCACGTCCGAACGCACGTTGCCGGCGAACGTCAGCGTGTTCGCGCCACTGGTGAACACCAGCGAGAACGCTGCCTCGGTGCCGGCGATGGCGCGGTTCAGCGCGGTCATCGAGTGGAAGTCGCTGTTGACGGTCGCGGTCCACTCGCGGAACCCCGATTCGAGCGAGGTCAGCGGGCGCGCCGGGGTGGTGGAGCGGTGCACGTGGCGGTCGGTGCGCAGGGCGTTCTTGTAGGTCAACGTCACGTCGTCGAACTCGTACTCGCTGCCGGCGATGCTCAGGACGCCGTGCAGGAACGTGAACGGTGCCCACGTCGACGAATACGAAGCAGCGGTGAGCGACTGACCCACGTCAAGGTGCTGGCCGTAGAACTCGGTGTCGATCATCGCGACTTCGCCGGCCTTGCTGGAGATCGTCGCGCCCATGATGTGACAGCCGGTGAAAGAGAACGGGTTGACCGTCCCGTTGACGGACGGGGTGCCGACTTGCACGGTGAGCGTGTTCGTCTGCGTCAGCGCGCCGGGGGTGTAGACGTGCGTGTACGGACCGGAACCGGAGGAGCTGACCGCGCCCATCATCGTGCGCAGCAACAGGCCCGTGTTGATCGGTGACAGTTCGTGCACGACGTTGCCCTTGACGCGCTGCCCGCCCGGGAACCAGCGGCCCTGGTGGCGGCGGCCGGCCTTGATGCCCTTGGACGTGATGCGGTCCATCTCCAGCTTCAGCGAGCTCGAGACGTGCTCAAGCGCACGCGTCGGCGCGGTGTACGTGCCGGAGGGGGATTCGAGGGCGTAGCCGACCTGGGAGTCGAAACCTGCTGCGGTCATGGTGTGTCCTTCCCGGCCTCAGCCGTTTCGGTGGGGGTTGCGGCCTTCTTCGCCGCTGGGACGCGCCACAGAGGCGCAGAGGGGGCAATCGGAGCCCCGTCGTCGGGGTAGGCGGTGCCAGCGGCCAGCAGGCTTGCGCCCACCTCGTCGGCAACGTCGATCACTGCGCCGGGCTGCACGTCGTCATGGCCGGGCACGTCTACGGCGCTCGCGCCGTTGTACTGAATCTTCATGGTGTCCCTTTCAGGGTCAGATGCGGGCGCGCCAGGTGAGCGTGAACATGCACATGCCGAGCCAGCCGGCCGAACCGGCGTTGCCGTCCATCGGCACCACCTCGGTTTCGATGGCGCTGGCCCACAGCCACCACACCCCGGCGTCTTCCATGCCTTTGGAGAGGATCGGCTTGCCCGTGTTGAGGTCGCGGAACGTCATGTCGACCGCGTTGGCGAGTTCTGCCAGTCGCCCCCATGTGCGTTCGGCGCTGAAGCCGGGGATGTTGACGAACACGGCGAGGGTGGCGTCTACGTCGTCGTTCTTGCCGGGGGTGCCGGCAGTTTCGACGGTCTGCGTGGCGCGCTTCGTGGAGCCGTGCAGCACGACCGCTTCGCCACCGGGGATCGAGTTGATCGCCCCGAACTTCACGTCGACCTTCGACTTGATCTCGGGGATGCGCGGCCAGTCTGCATTGCGCAACATGTCCAGAATCTCGGGCATGACCGGCCACACGGAAGAGCGGTACTTGGGGAGCATCAGTAACCGCCCTGCCGGACGCTGCGCGGCACAACGGGGTCGCGGTAGACGAACAGCACCTCGTCGATGTCGGGAATGCCGGTGATCCACCGACCAGCGCCAGGGGTGGCAAAGCGGGTCACGATCCCATCCGGCGACGACTGAGCGAGCACGCGCAGGTCAAGCCCTGCCGTGTTCGTCGTCAGCAGGTGGCGCGTGTACTGCATCGCCTTCGACAGCACATCGGCCGGGGGCGCGTCGTAGCCGTGGACGACGGCAACGCGGTCGATGTGGGCAGCGCAGCGCACGCCCCACGTCTCGACCTCCACGACGCGCGCGATGGCGTCAGTGTCGGTGATGAAGTCGCCATCGGTGGTCTGCGCCCAGCGCACTTCGCGGATCATCGTGCGGCGCGCTTGCGCTTGGCGGGTGGTGGTCAAGATCGCGAGCCGGGGCACGAACGCCTGAAACGTGCGCTGCTCGAACAGCGTCTCGGTTTCGATGCGCTTGGCAATCACGTCGGCCGCTTCGTAGTCGATCGTCGAGTTGAGCGACCGCTCGTTGGCGCGCAGGTTGGCGACCGTGAAGTAGACGCCGCCCACCACGTCGACGTGAACCGTCTCGGTGGCGGATGCGCCCGACCAGATGACGGTCAGTTCGTCGATCTCTTGTGCTGGGATGGCAACCGTGCGCGTCGTGCCTGCCGGGGTGGTGGCGGTGCCGGCGGCGAGGATGACGGTGCCATCCGACCCCGTGACGGCCACTGTCGTGGTGCCGGGGTCGGATGGCTCGCCGTTCTGGTCGACGGCCTGCCAGGTGAGCGTGGCGGCAGTGCCGGCCACTATGCGCTGGCGGGCCGTCATCGCTCAGCCCTCAGCCAGTTCGGGCTCAGCCTCAACCTCAGCCTTGCCCTTGGCGGGCTTGGCCTTCGGTTCGACGCCCTCCACCAGGTGACGCACGCCATCCTCAGCCGTGACCCAATAGGCCGCGGCGACGATGGACAGATCACCCTTGCGGATGGCCTCTTCGTAGCGCTCCAGCGCGTGCCCACGAGTCGGTACGTCCAACTCGAACAGAGCACCGCCCGAGCCTCGGACGAACACCGTCTCGGGGGCCGACATCAGCGCGGCACCCGGAACGCGCGCACGGCACCCGCGTACGAAGCCGCGAGGTCGATCAGCACGGTGCCATCCGACTGGAGGAACCGGGCCGACTCCAGGCCGGCAACGGTCATGTCGCCGGTGGTGGCGGGGACGGTGATGTCCAGGTTGCCCTGGCCTGCCGACAGCGCCGGGGGGGTGTCGCCGGCCACGATGGTGGCAACACGGTCCGAGCCGTTGGTGTTCGTGAACCGGAAGACGATCTCTTCCAGCGGAACGCCGCCGAGATCGACCACGTGGTCGTTGGTGGCGTCAGCGACCGTGCCGGCGTTGGTGGCGGCTCCGGTGCGGGACAGGGTGACGAGGGGAACGTCGGTGCGTGCCATGAGATGCTCCTTTCAAGAGCAAGAGGAAGGGGTGAGATGTGAGGGGGCGTGCCAAAGAGCCGGACCGCACGAATGCGGCCCGGCTCCAGGCGGGGGCGTCAGGTGATCGACGCGATGACGGTGGCGATGGCCTCGGGGCGGACCAGCTTTGCGCCGTAGACGTGCAGGCCCTTGATGGCGTCAGCGAACGCGCTCTCGGGGCGGTACGTCTCGATGCTCGCGATCTGCTCAGCGAAGCTGATCGCGGACGGGTGGCCGGCCATGACGGCGTAGTCGTCGCCCGTGACGAGCGGGGCGTTGTTCGACGCCATCACGTTGAAGCCGACCGCACGGCCGATCATGCCGTTACGCAGGCCCTCGGAGGTGCCGGACGCGTCGACGCGCACGAACTTGTCCTCCTCGAGCAGCAGGCCCTCGTACCACGGCGGCACGATGGCCCAGCGGCCTTCCTGGGGCACGTTCGCCTCGTCCAGCTTGACCTTCAGCTTGCGGAGCTGCGTGTACGCCAGAGCGCCCGTGGTGACCGACACAGTGCCGATCTGGTTGGCCGACTGTGCGCCGGTGTAGAGAGCTGCCACGTACTGGTCGGCCACGTCGCGCAGACCGTAGACGGCCTCCTGCAACGCGCCTTCCAGCTCGCCGCCGACCGACTGGGCGGCGTCGATGTCGTCGAGCTCGAACGCGAAGTACTTCGACTGGTCGATGTACAGGGCGCGCTGAGCGTCGGTCAGCGTCTCGGGGGTGATGGTCGTGCTGTTCTTGGTGTAGGTGCCGATGGTCGGGCGGCTGATCGAGCGGATGCGAACGGTGTCGCCCTGGCCGCTGATTTCGCCTTCGTAGTCGCGGTTGACGACGCCGGGCTGGCCGTAGACCAGTGCCTTCTTGAGGCTGACCAGCATCTTGGCCGACCACACCTCGGGGATGAACGAGATAGCCATGTGAATGGCTCCTTTCGGGTTGGGGGGTTACGACCCTGCGAGTAGGTCGACAAGGCGTCCCTCGCGGTGCGCCTTGTCGATCTGCTCGGGGGTCATCGTCTGGAGTTCGGCCCGGCTCTTGATCTGAGCCACGCCGTTGCCGGCCGGGCGGGTGCCCTGGCCTGTATCTGTCGCCGTTCGCTTCGCGTCCGACTTCGGAGCGAGCTTCGTGACCCACTCACCAATGCGGGTGGCGTCGGGCTTGCCGTCCTCGTTGAGGAACTTGGCACGGTCGAGCCCGTCGAGCAGTGCGCCCACGTCGAGCGAAAGCCCGGCCGCGGCCACCTTGAACTCGGCGTCGACGAGCGACGAACTTGCCTCAGCCAGAGCCTCGGCCCGTGCGTCTGCCTTCGCCTTCGCGATGGCCTGCTCGGTCTCGGTCATGGCTGCCGCCTTGAGCTTTTCCAGCTCCTTGACGGCGGCGTTGTTCGCCTTCGCCTGCTCTTCGTGCTTGCGTGCCAGCGCCTTCCACTTCGCGACTTCTGCGGCCGTGTCGGGCGCGTCGGTTGCGGGCGGGGTAGGTGCGTCGTCGGCCTGCTGGCCCATGTCGGGCGCGTCGGTCGACTGGTCGGTGGTGGTCATGTGCTGTGCCCCTCCCATGTCGGGTGGTTTGGTGCCCCATGCCGGGGCGGGAAACTCAGACGGGCGCGGGCATTGCTGCCCGTTCTGCCTCAATCCGGTCGATCTGCTGCGGGCTGTATTGCAGGATTTCGCGCCACACGGTGCGATGCGGCAGACCTGCGGCCAGCGCCTTCGATGCGGCGTCGTAGCGCTCGCTCAAGGTGGCGAGGTCGGGGCGCAGCCATACCGTTTCCATGTCGGTGGGCGCTTCCTGCCCTGCTGCCTCGAATGCGAGCGCCATGACGTGCTCGAGCGGGCCGTCTGTCTCGGTGATGCGCGAACCGGCACGGAAGATCAAGCCCTCGCGTTGCGTCGCCGCACCCTCAGCCGAGCCGCCTTCGTTCGGGTAGAGGTAGTACAGCGGGGTGCGGGTGCGGCCGGCGAGCTCGCGAACGTCAGCCTTCACCGATTCAAGGATGGGCGTCAGGTCGATGCCTGCCGACTCCCACAGTTGAGTGCCGGATTCCAACAGCCAGAACGCTGCCGGGTCGCCGCTGAACATCTCGTCGTAGTCGATTTCCTTGCCGTCCGGCGTCTTCTCGGGGAACTTGCCAATCGCGGCGCGCTGACGGAACGCCTGTAGCAGAGTGATCTGCATACGGTTCAGGACGAGCAGCGCGATCCGGTTCAAGTCGTCGATCACGTGCTCGTATTCGCCCATCGTGCGCCCGTACAGGTCGGCACGGTTCGGGAACCACACCACCGGCACGTCGACCGTCGCGAGTTCTTCGGGGTCTTCCCATTCCCACTTGTCGGCCGTATAGAGCAGGTGCTTCACGCCCTGCTCGCGCTTGCGGGTCGCCTTGTAGAGCAGGGCAGGCCCACCAGGGTTCGGGAGGTACAGGTACGAACGGTCGACGCCTTCAACGTCATCACCGAACGCCTTCAACGCGGCCAGCACGCGGCGACGGTCCACCGGGTCATGCTCGGTGATCGTCTGACGCGGGTCTTCGCACGTGATGCGCGGCGCGTTGATCGTCTCGTCAACGGGGCCGACGATCATGTACGCCTCACTGAGCGCGCCCTTCGTGCGCAACAGTTGCGGCAACATCGTGTCCAGGTCGTTGGCCTGCCAGAACCCCCACGCCGCGGCGTCGGTCGCCACGTCACCACCGGAGCCGGTGGAGAACCCCAGCACGCGCATCCGTTCGATCAGCGCTTCCACGATCATGTCGGCCCAGTTCACGCGCGAGATGCGCCGCAGCGTCTCAAACGGGTCCGCATCGCGGTCGTAGCCGGAAAAGTTCCCTTGCCGCGCCTGGCGCTTGCGGTTCGACGGCCCGGGAGGCATCGGGGCATCGGAACGTATGTAGCGGTCGAGCAGGTCATAGCGGGACTGCCGCTCACCCAACTCGACGATCAGCCGAGAATGCCACTGCTGGGGCGTGAACGCTTCCATCATCAACGCTCACCGCCTCTCATCGAATGCGCCGCGGACCGGCACCAACCAACACCACTTCGCGAGCGCCGACAGAAGCCAGCAGACACGCCTCAAGAGCACAGATGTCGCCGGCAGACTGCCGAGCGGACACCACCCACGCTTCGCCAACCTTGCGAGGCTCAGCAAGCCGCACGGAGTCGGTCAGCCCGGCATCACCGAGATGCACCATGCCGTCGTGGGCTACTTCGTTCTGCCACGCCGCGCACGCCGCCACGAACTGGGCGTGAGTGACCGGCTCGAGCTCAACCCCCGCGGCCTCCAGATCGGCCACAACGCCCGCGGTAGGCGATTTCGGGTCATACAGCACCGCAGCGCCAGTGTCGGCGTTTGCGGCCTTGCACGCCTCTACCAGCCACCTCGTACCGGCACCCTGCCGGGCGACCTCGTACTGCAACCGGACATCTTCACGCCGGCCGACGAAACCGAGCGCCGCAGTGAGCTGATCGCGACCAACAGCGAGACCGGCACGGCCCCGAATGTCGGCTTGGGCGGCACCCTGGCGGGCACTCCAGTCGGCTTTGGAAACCACCGTCCAGCCCTCGCCGGAACGCTGATTCCAGTTGAGGAAGAACCTGGCCGAGTCTTCCCACTTGTTCGACGGGTCACGCATGTCACGCACCAGGCGCGCCGTGTCCGCCCACCACGACTTCCCGTAAGCCACCGCCAGAGCGGCCAACAGCACGTCGTCGGGGGCTTTCTCGTTGACCTGCACCCCGTTGATCTCGCGGGGTGCTTCCACTTCGTCTGTGAAGATGCCGGGCGTGCCCTTACGCACCGCGTCGTAGGACGACTCAGCGACAGACCTGCCGCCGATGGTGAAGCTGTTTGTGGTCTCGTATGACCTGCCGCCCGTCTTCGCGACACCGCGGCGCAAGACTGCTGCAAGGTTCACGCCGCCATTGCTTGGCGTCCACAGGTGCGTCTCATCAAGCACCGCGTACGTCGGGCGGGCACCCTCCCGGGAGCCTGCCGCGGCCGTGACCGGCTCCAGCTTCGCCCCGGGCATTGAGCGCAGGTAGCAGCGCGTCAAGCCGGCGTCGATGCCCAGCGAGTCGGCTGCTTTGCCGTCGTTCTCGGTGAGCAGGTAGTGAACTACCGCCCACGTGTTGTCGGTCTGATCTTCGGACGTGGCACCGATCTGCACCCACGGGCGCTCTGTGCCACGCAACCCCCACGGCATACCGACCGGCTCGCCGTCAGCATCCCAGCCAGCGAACCGAACCGGCCCCGCCAACTCCGCTATCGCCTTCGCCGCTTCAACCGGCGACTTGCCCCAGCCCTTCGACCGGCGCGAATACCCGCGGTCATACACCAACCGGCCTTCAACCGGGTCGATGCGAAACCACTCCACCAGTTGAAGCGCCTGCTCATCGGTGAAGAGCAGCGGCTCCAGCGGGTCGCGCGGCGACGGCAGGTATTCGGCCCACCAGTCGAGCAGCGCCCAACCGAGCGAGGGGAAATCGTCGGGATGTTCAGGCCCGCGCCACGGCACCTACGCGCTCCGCAGGTGGCCGTACTGCTTGCCACGCTTCGGTGCGCCCGGCGTCGGCGCGCCCGTCTCTTCCTTCGGCGTGTCGTCGATGATCTTCCAGCGCAATGCGGCCAACCCCTTTGGCGTGAGCCCCAGCCGGTCGTCGATCTCGCGCATCTCGCGCATGAGCTGGAGCCGACCAGTAGCAAGCGCCGCGATCCGCTGGATCAGCCGGCGCAGTTCGTCGTCCGCTTCCGACAGACTCCCCACGTCCAGACCTTCAACAGCGGAGAGCGCCGCCATGTCGTCCTCGAGCGAGGCACGGCGCGAGATCAGGTACTCATCGCCCGTCGACCAGCCAGCGGCCTGCGGCGTAGACCACGCCCACGACCACCACGCCGAACCCTCAGCGCCGAGATCGAGACCGAACGGCGGCGCAGGGGCTACACCCTTGCGTCCAGACGCCGGGAGCGAGGTCGTCGGGATGGTCGGCGCGTTGCGGCGCACCTTGTCCGGGTTCGGGAGCGGCCCCCGGCCGGCCATCAGGCCACCCCTGGGCAGCCAGACCCGTACGCACCCCCGGGGGTCA